AGACGAAACCGCGGATGAAGTGTTCATCCGCGTAGCGGCGCACGTCGCAACCGGCACCAACCGGCCAGCCGTGTACGGGCCGATCTTCCTCGACATGCTCAACCGCCTGGATTTCATCCCCAACTCGCCGTGTCTCGTGAACGCTGGCCGGGAGCTGGGGCAGCTATCAGCCTGCTTCGTTTTGCCCGTGGGCGATTCAATGGAAGAGATCTTCGACGCGGTGAAGAACACCGCTATGATTCATAAGTCAGGCGGCGGCACGGGCTTCTCATTCGGAGATCTGCGAGCCGCAGGCTCGATGGTCAAGTCAACATCGGGAGTCGCGTCCGGCCCACTCTCCTTCATGGAGATCTTCGACGTGGCAACGGAGAAGGTGAAGCAGGGCGGAACGCGGCGCGGCGCGAACATGGGGATTCTCCCCATTGACCACCCGGACATCTGGGCGTTCATTCACGTCAAGGCCAACCGCGACAAGCTCCAGAACTTCAACATCAGCGTTGCGATGACCGACGAGTTTATGGAAACTCTTAGCGCCAACTCGGACATTATGTGGAAGGCAACCGGCCACACCGTCTCGGAGATCTGGGCGGCGATTATCCACAACGCGTGGCTCACCGGGGATCCAGGTCTCATCTTCATTGACAAGATCAACCGGAGCAGGGCGAACCCCGTACCACACCTTGGCCCGATCAAGGCGACCAACCCGTGCGGCGAGCAGCCGCTCTACGATTACGACTCCTGCAACCTGGGTTCGATCAACCTCTCGAACTTCGTGGACGTGGACAAGGGCGAAGTCCAGTGGGATGAATTGCGCGCAGTCGTGGGCAACGGTGTGCGCTTCCTCGACGCCGTGATCACGGTGAACAAGTACCCACTCTCGCAGATACACAACATCACGAACAGCATCCGGCGGATCGGTCTTGGCGTCATGGGCTGGGCGGATATGCTCTACAAGCTGCGGATCCCGTACAACTCGCAGGAAGCTCGCGGCTTGGGTGCTCAGGTGATGATGTTCATCACCAACCACGCTCAGAAAGAATCCGAGGAACTAGCCCGAGAGCAGGGCGCGTTCCCCTACTTCAAGGATTCGATCTACAAGGACATGGTTCCAGTCCGCAACTCGACGCGCACGACGATCGCCCCCACTGGCACCATAGCCATAATCGCGGGGTGTTCTTCTGGCATCGAGCCGATGTTCGCACTCGCGTTCAAACGCTCGCATCACCTGGATCGAGAGGACGCGCTCGCGCGTCACGAGATGTTCGAGTGCAACCCGATATTCAAGGAGTACGCCGAGGCGAACGGCTTCTACAGCGATGAGCTGATCCAGTTCCTCGCAGAAGGCGGTCACCTCGTTGATCGGCCCGAAGTGCCCCTCGCGGCCAAGCGGATCTTCGTCACTGCCCACGACATCATCCCACTCCACCACGTTCTGATGCAGGCGGCGTTCCAGCACCACACGGACAACGCAGTCTCCAAGACCATCAACTTCCCACACGATGCGAAAGAGGCCGACGTGCGCGTGGCCTACGATGAGGCTTATGCTCAGGGCTGCATGGGGATCACGGTATACCGCGACGGCTCCCACGAGAACCAAGTGCTGGGCTTCATCAAGAAGGAGTACGACACCACTCCGATCCAGGGTGAAGCGTACCTCGAACTCGACGCCCTGCCCGAAGTGTACACGGAAGTATCCGAAGCGATACCGATGGTGACCACAAACGGTGCAGTGTACTCAAGCTCGCCGGATCGCTCACACTGGCGCTGGCAGCTTCCACTTGAACGTCACAGCCACACCCGGAAGATGTCAATCGACGGCTTCGAGTTCTACCTGATCCAGGGCTTCTACCCGGACGGCTCACTCGGTGAGACATTCATCACCGGCACGCGCACTGGCTCAACGATTTCCGGTCTGCTCGATACCGTCGCCATGCTCACCTCGTTCTGTCTCCAGCACGGGGTGCCAGTCGATCAGCTATTCAGCAAGTTGCAAGGCCAGCGATTCGAGCCAGCGGGCATGACCAATGTGCCCGAGGTGCCAGTCGCGACTTCCATCGTGGACTTGATTGCCCGCTACATTGTCGCCACTGAGGCAAAGCGCCAACACGAACACGCATCAGTCCTTGTCGAAGCCTCAACGATCTCCGTGCCTACGGCGGCTGCAATCTCAGTCTCTCACGTCTCGGGGATGCTGTGCCCCGACTGCCAAGGGATCCTCGCGTTCCAAGAGGGGTGCCTCAACTGCACGTCACCTTCCTGTGGCTTTAGCCGGTGTGGATAGCTTGTTGACAACTTGTCAACATTACGTTATACTGTACACACGGGGGCTTGGGCGCTTGATCTCCCCCGAGTCCCCGCCCTCCGCAACATCATAGGAGCCGTCATGCCAGACCTGCTAGCCGATCGACCGGACGCCGTGATACGAATGTCCAGCGCCTACGGTTGCGCTCTACGCATCGCTCACAGCTTGATCGGCACACCCGAGCCTAACGATCGCAGCTATTACTCCATACCGATGCGCAAGGGCACGGCACTCGAACCTATGTGTATCGAGTGGATGGCAGACCACGGCTTTGCAATGTGGTTCACCGGCGACGCGCAACTCGAAATCCGCGCCCAGGATCCATTGCGGCAGGGACATCCAGACGGATTCATCTCGATACTCCCCGGCACCGAGGTAAGCTGGTGGGCGCAACGTAACGTCCCACAAGTCGCGCTGGACATGATGTATCGTGGCGACCTGCTCATGGCCGAAGTCAAGACCATGAATCCAGACAGTTTCTCACTCTTCCGCAAGGAAGCCTTCTCGGATAAAGACAATCTATTCCGCAAGTACAAGAACCAAATCCAACTCTACATGAACACTCTATACGATCGTTCAAACGAGGAACTCTGGGAATCCGAAGAGTGGCGGGCGTTGCTCAAGGCTTACGATTACCAACCACCCAGCCACACACTTGTCATCGCCTTTTGTCCCGCGACCAACGATTACTCGTTTGCGGTATACCAAATCGAGACTGAGCCATTCCAACTCAACTCGGAACGGCTCCACAACGAAGTGATAGTCCCACTTCGCATCGAAGGTCGCCTCCCAGATCCCAGCTACGACGGCACTCACGCCGATTGCTTCTTCTGCCCTTACGCGGATCTGTGTCCAGCGGTGCAACAGCGTAAGGCTGAACGCCAAGCCACTTCGATCCTCGAAACTCTCCCGCTGGGGCTGGGCCTTGGCGAAGATGACATCAACCAGATGGCGACGCAGTACAAAGACCTCCAGTACCAGATCAAGATGATGGCTGCCCAGGCCAAGGACATAAAAGATACCCTGGAATCCGCACTAGTTCCCGATGTCGCGTTCAGCACGGGCCGCTACCGAATCAAGTTCACAACCGTACGCGGGCGCAAGACGCTCGACATGATCGCGCTCAAGCAGATGGCCGACGCACTCGGCTTTGAACTCCCCTATAAGGAAGGTGCTGGCTTTGTCCGACCCTACATTACCCCAATCTACGGAGACGACGCAGAGCGCGGAGTTGAGAACGATTGATCTGCGGGAGCTAATTGATCAGCTCGAAGCTGCACCCTCAATGCTTCATGTCCAGACCGCGAACCGGCTCAAGATGTACGATCACGCCGTCCACTATCTGCTCGCCAAGCACTGCAAGTACAACCCGATGGTCGTATCCGGCGGGATGTTCCACTGTCCAGAGTGCGGCGAGATGCAGTTGGGCGGCTACCCCCACATCGTGGACGAGGAAGCCGGTGAGGCGCTGCTCGACGTGCTGCTGGGTGAAGCTACGGTAGCTTTGTAATGCCACGCTACCCTACCCGCGAGACCTACGCCATGCGGGCCTGTGTCCTCTGCGGCGAGGGGTTCAAGCCCGAGCGGTGGGATCAATCCTACTGCGGCACTTTGTGTGCCACAAAGGTCAATCGATTCCTAGCCGGAAAGGTACTCGAAGCCGCGCGAGCGATCGAATGCCAGAACAAGCTGTGCTGGAACTGCGGGATCGTGAAGTACCCGGACATATACCTTGCCATCATTCGGCCCTGGATGATCACCGGCGAGCACGAAGCGATACAGCAACACGACTACGTTGCCCTCTGTTCCACTTGCAAATTGCCTGTTAGACTAATGCTCGCGCTAGGCGCGTTCATCGACTTGGAACTCATGGGAGGATCGTAATGCCACGGCACATCAAGATAGCTCTGATCGGCGGCTTCCACGTTGGAAAGACATCCACAGCTAAGCTACTCGGTGAGCACTTCACGGGTAAGGGATTCGAGCATTGTCATCTGAGCTTCGCCACGCCGCTGCGTGAAGAGTTGGCCGACGCGCTCGCAACTGAAAAGCTATCTCGTGAGCAGATCCTCCACGAGATGACCGACGAGAACCTCAAGGCGGGTTGGCGGCATATCCTCCAGTTCTGGGGCACCGAAGTGCGACGGTACAAGTTCGGCCAGGATTACTGGGTGGAGCGGATGGTCGTAACGATGCAGGCGTTCAAGGACAACCATCCAGACGACGATCTCCTGTTCACTTCCGACGATTGCCGTTTCGCCAACGAGCGAGCGGCGCTTGTTCAGGAAGGCTTCAAGTTCGTGCGTCTCAGTAATCACGGCGACCTGGATCGAGCCACGCGCCACGACTCTCATGCAAGCGAGCAGGAGTGGCGACACTGGAAGCCCGATATCACCGTGCCGTGGCGCGAGGAGCAATCACAGCGCATGGAGCAAATTGCGGTATGGCTCGAATCGAAGTTCAAGGAGAAGATCGCAGATGAAGTTCCTGACGAAGCGGAAGCCTGAGCTTCCAGTCAACGTCACGCCGATGGCTTTAGGTCGCGTGGGAGATCCAATAGCCAATAAGGCTATCGACTTGTTCGATGACACTGGACTCAAGCTCAACCTGACCGAACCCAACACGCACGGGCCAGAGCCGATCGTTCCGTTGGTCGGTCAGACCGTGACTTGCATCCTGAACGAATTGCTACCTCTGCTACCCGGCGATGGTCGGGTGATCACCTTCAAGTCCAAACAAGCCGGTGATACACTCTACGAGCACCTCCGTATAACCTATGGCATGGTCACGATCCGGGTGAAGTCAATCGGCGCATACGTCCACTGGGACGTGGAGTTCGACGAAGACAAGAAGCCCAGTGCAGCCGACGCTGATGTCGTAGCTCTGGCTCTAGCCAATCGAATCTCGGAGAAGATTCTGGCCGTCGTGGACAGTCACGCGGGCATCAACTCAGGACGCCCACATTAGATCTTCATGATGAAGAGCACGGCGTAGAAGAGCGGCTTGTTGTCGTGCGTACCGTGATCGGCGTGGCTTGTGCCAGTGCTGGTATGTGTGTGCCCATCGGTGTTAGCGATAGTGAGTGTCTGTGGCGAATGGTTCGTGTGATTATGGCTACCAGCGGAGTCATCGTGCTCATGCGTTTGATGAGCTACGAATCCGGCACCACCCGTAGTGATCTGCGTAGCAGTAGTCGGTACACCGTGACCAGCGTGACCACCTTCATTTGCGTGTGGGGCTTCCGTGGCGACCGATGATCCAGAGTGTGCGTGGTTCGCGATGTTGTTGTGTGTGTGCGAACCACCACCCGTGTGAGTACCAGTATCCGCGCCGCCAGTTGCGCCCGCGCCCGCAGCAGCCGCAGCACCCTTGACGAACTTGTCTCTCAGATCTGGGGTGCTCAGCGTACCGTCGCAGAGCTTCCACCCAGCGGGGATGGTCGCAAGTGCGCCCGACCACATCATGATCGCACCGGACGGGAGGTAGTCTCTCCACGTCGTGCCGTCGTACACCTTCGGGATAGGCACGGCCAGGGTGGTGTCTATCCACGTCCAACCCTTGACCGGGCTAGTCGGAGCCGTCGTACCGATGGTGTATCGGTTGATCAGCTCCTTAGTGATAAGATCATACTGTGCTACTTGGTCAGTCGCCATGATCTACTCCTACGGCAGGGCGGGATCGATTGAGAATCGAAGCAGCCAGTAACATTGCAGCACATGAGTGCTAGTTTTGTTCACGGATATAGCCGCGACGGCTAGCGGTTGATCTGATAGACTCAAAGCAGGTAGCAAGAACATCTCTCTGATGCGGTCGTTTGCTTCATCTACGCCGAATTGGGCGAGTAGTCGAACCTCGTTCCCGACCGCACCCACACTCACCAACTGATTGAGATCGAGTGTTGCTGTAGCCATAGTCTGTATCAGAGGATCAGTGTTCCGCACAGCGCGAAACACCATGTCGCCGGGGGTGGGATGCGAGATCCACGAGCTTCCGTTATAAACTCGAAGCTCTCCACCAGCGTAGGCCGCGGATGAGGCATCGTACCCCACTTGTATCTCAGTCACGCCCGCCGAGTATGTGTAGCCCGTTGTGTTGATCTTGATGAAGCCCGCCGCGTTCAGGTCGAACCCAGGGCTGAAGTTGAAGCTGACCCAATCGAAGTCTGCCGTAGGAATAACAGCACCAGCGATGTTCGCACTTGTGCCGTTCGTAATCGGTGTGCCATTCGGACTGCCACCCGAGACGCCTTCGATGGTCAGGTTCAACGTTGCCGCTCCAACATCGCCAACACGCTTCATAGCGATGAGGACTTCGCGGATCACCTGAGATGTCACGCCCACGCCTTGCGCTCCGGTAACGTAGGTAGCTCCAAGCGTGAAGAACGCATCGCGATTGGTTATGTTGTAGCCGATATCCTCGCCGGTGCCGACAGCGATTCCAGCGTTAGCTGCGAATAGCTCAGCAGCTACGACGCCAGCGGCCCAGTCCTCGATAGGATCCAAGAGTGTGTTGAACTCTTCGTCCTGCTCAGTCTCGCCGGTCTCCACGTTGATGAGCACCGCTCGTACCCTGCCCTCGATTCGCATCTTCCTATGCTGCAACAACGGACACCCCCACGATCCCCAGTGAGAAGTTATCTTGATCACTGGTTAGAACATCGCCGCCGTCCCACAAGAACGATAGCTGGGCTTCGGTTGCAACTGGGAACTGGAACTGGTTGGCACCGTCTGGCATGGCTTTCAGCAGTGTAACCATTTCATCTGTCAATACACCAGTCCCCATAGCGTATAGGTGGACTTTAGCATGAAGCTCTTTGCCAGCATCATGCGTAGCAAAGCCGATGTTAATAGCCTCAGCACTGCGGGCGACCACGGCCGAAGATACTGTGTTGGAGGCCATAGCGAAATTGCTAGCCCAAGCACGCAAGTAATTCTGTGATTTGCTCCATGCAAAGAACACGGTAATCTTCGGCGGCCCACCAGCCCACGTGTGCCCTCTTGAAACGGTGCTTGTGCCATAAACTCCAACCCAGTTGGGTGATTGGTAGTACAACTGGATCCCCGGTACTCCTGCCCCGGCGTTGTTGAACACATATACAGGATTGGTTGGTTGGGAGGCTGATGCCCAGCTTGGTGTGAAGCGCGCCATGATCCACCCAGTGTCCCAGTTGGCGCCCTGGCTCGGATGAGAGAGTGGTTCGGAATCCAACGCTTGCAACTTGATGTTCACGTTGTCCACGATCCCAGTAGCAGCGACATAAGTTGTCGCTCCGGTGTTCACCAATGGAGACCAGATCCGGCCTAAGATGCCTTGGAAGGCTCCAGCCGCAACCTGACCGATAACGATCCCACTCGTAGTCGTAGTTGACATCCGAAATGGAGTGTTCCGCTTAGCCGCAGTGGCAGTCTCGAACACCGCGTTGTACATATTGCGGATGACGCGGATCATGTTACCAAATGCTTGAAGGTTGTTACTCTGGCTCATATATCACCCTGGGAACGGCAGGTTGCTTGCCGTAATTGTATAGATGAATCTCGGGTTTGTCGCCTGTGCGTCCCAGATCCTCTGCTGGACGTTATGGACGTAGAAGATGGCATCGAAGCCACGGAACGCACTGTACGCTCGGAAGTATTGCCCCGGCTCCCAGTTCTGCTTCAAGCTCTCAAAGGTGATGGTACGCTTGATCTTCGCGTACCTCGCAAGAAGAAGCTGACCGTACTCCCAGAGTGAGCCTTCATCTTCCACGCGCATAGCAGGGACTTGATAGACGATCTCGTGCATACCATCACTGGGCGCACTGGGG